ATTAAAAGATATTCAACCAAATCCAGTTTGTATCGAACTAGGAACATATCAAGGGGACTTTAGTAAACAAATTTTGGATATTTTAAATCCTGAAAAATTATATTTAGTTGACCCTTGGATTGTTGGTTCAGATGAAAATGGAAAAACACCAATGTATGGAAATAGGTTAAATCTTTGTACAGCATATTCAAGTGAAGAGATGTATGAAATGGTTTTAAATAATTTTTCAAATGAAATAAAAAATAATAAAGTATTTGTATTAAAAGACTTTTCATATAATGTGGTTAAAAATTTTATAGATGGGTATTTTGATTTTATATACTTAGACGCTTGCCATTTATATGATTGTGCAAAATCGGATTTAAAAATTTATCTTCCTAAATTAAAAAAGACAGGATTTATGTGCGGGCATGATTATTTTAAATATTCTGATTTTGGCGTTATGGAAGCCGTTAATGAGTTTTGTAAGAAAAATAATTTTGAATTAATATTATATTCTAAAGATGGATATGATTGGGCATTAAAACGAAAACAAAGATAACATGAAATTTGATAATTATGAGGATTACGAAATTGTACAAATACGTGCTGCGTCTTTTGAAAATGAAAACGAAAGTTGGAAAAAGGGTCAAATCAATTCTTTAGATATATTTCTTTTACCTTTATTAAATAAAGAAAGTTCCGTTATAGATGTAGGATGTGGAGCTGGTGTAGGAATTAAACATTTAATATCTAAAGGAATATTTAATGTAATTGGGGTTGATATAAATCAAGATAAATTAAATGTAGCAAAAAAAATTGTTGATAAAGATGTTTTTATAAAATCATCAGCAACAGACCTTCCATTTAATAACAATACTTTTGATGTAGTATGGTGTAGTCATGCTTTGGAACATATTTTAAATCCAATTAAAGCATTAAAAGAATTTTCAAGAGTATGTAAACCATCTGGATATATTTTAATAATTGTACCATATCCTAATGTTGATTCGGAAATTCATTGTAATATTTCTGAATTAAAATTAGATATTGATGATAGAGGAGATTCTTGTGTTCAATATTTAGAAAAAAATAATTTTATTGTTTCTCAATATTATCCAATGAATATAAGAGAACCAGAACTTTTTATAAAAATTAAAAACAAAAAATAATGAAAGAATACAAAGTTATTGATGCAATATTATTTTCAGGAGAAATGGAAATGTTAAAAATGAGATTAGATTATTTATATTCTCATGTCGATTATTTTATAATATGCGAAGGAAATACTACATTTACTGGAATAAAAAAGAATTTAACTTTATTAAAATATTTTCCACAAATTGAAAAATATAGAGATAAAATACATTATGTTATTTATGAACCAATTGACTCAGATTTAAAAGAAATAAAAAACGATAAATTTTATTTAGAAAAGAAGCAAAGAGATTACATGTATGATAAAATAAAAGAGTTATCAGATGAAAACACATTAATTTTATTATCCGATGTGGATGAGTTTCCTAAAGTTGAAAAATTTGACGAAGCATGGGATAAAACAAAAAATCAAACCATGGATGCAACATCATTTATGTTTAAAACTTTTTATTATTCTCCAATATGTGAAGTGTTAATTGAATGGTTTGGAACTACTGCTATTAACGATAAAACATTAAGAACTCTTACTAATTTTTCTCAGGTGCGAGAATATAGATATAATTGTAAACATATAGAAGATGGTGGATATCATTTTTCGTTTTTTAATTCTCCTGAAGAAATTAAAGAGAAAATAATATCTTTTTCACATCAAGAATTTAATCTTCCTGAATATACTGATATTAATATAATAAAAGATAACATGTATAATGGTAGGGATTTATTTGACCGGTCAGAAATTAAAATGAAAAAACATGATTCAATACCAGACTTTTTTCCAATGGAATTTTATAGACATGAAATATTTTTTAAAAATACATTTGACAGACAATATTTGAGGCCGATGATGGCGTATAGAAAAACGCAATCGATGCAAATTCCTTTAGAGATTGAAAATTTACAACTAGAAGTTGCAAATCATAATCCAAAAATTATAATGGAAATTGGAACAGCAAGAGGAGGAACATTAGCAAGATGGTTTGAACTTCCTAGTTCTGAAATTATTTTTAGTATTGATTACCCTACTGGCCCACATGGCGGTCATGGATTTGAGGAGAGAGTTTATGTTATTTCAGACGCATTAGAACAAGCAAATTTACATAATAAACAATTTTTTGCAATAAATGGTAATTCACAGGACAATTATTTAATCGGTAGAGTTAGAGAACTATTAAATGGTAGAAAAGTTGATTTTCTTTTTATAGATGGTGACCATAGTTATGAGGGGTCAAAAAATGATTTTAATGTTTATAAAGAATTTTTACATGAAAATTCAATCGTAGCCTTTCATGACGTAATTGCAAGTGAATATCACGCTGAATGGAATTGTTTTGTGTCTACATTATGGACGGATTTATCTCAAAAATACGAATCAAAAGAGTTTATACACACAAAATTAATTGATAAAGAAATAAATGAATATTTTTATAACGCAGCAAAGCATAAAGGTGGATTTGCTGGAATTGGCGTATTAGAGTACGGAAAAACAAAAAAAACACAAAAAGAACTATCAAAATATCCGCCATTAAGCTTAGTTGTTCCTGTTTATGGAAATAGTAAGTTGACGATGGAAATGTTGGAGAAAACATTATCAAGTTCTACTGCAATTAATGAATTAATATTGTATTCTAACGGTTCTTCAGACCAAGATAATAAAATATTAGAAAAATTCATAAAAGATAATCCATTTAATATCTCTAATGCTGTTATATATAAAGTGCCAGAAGGAATTGGATTTGTTAAAGCTGTAAATGAATGTTTTAAATTAGCAAAAAACGAGTTTATACTTTGTATGAATAGTGACGCTGGGTTATTTAGTAATTGGGAGGATTTGTTATTACCATTATTAGAAAATGATAAATATGGACTTATTGGACCTGTAAAATCGAATGAATTTATTTTAGGATGTTGTTTTATTGCTCGAAAATCTGTTTTAAATAAAATAGGGTTACTAAATGAAGGTTTTGACAAGGGTTATGTTGATGATATGGAACTATCTTATAGAGTGGAACTAAATGGATATGAATTAGGATACTATGCGTATAAGGATGATTTAGGGGAATCTCAATACATTGATTTTCCAATAGTACATCTTCAGGGAATTTCGTTTAGTTTATTAGATAAAGATGAAACTAAAAAATCGATGGAAGAAAATAAATTAAAATTCAAAAAATATAAAGAATGTGATACAATTACATTATTAAATGATTTAGAATATGACCGTCTTAAAGAAATTATAAATGATGATAAATTTATATACATTGCAATTAATAAATCAGGAGAAAATTTTGAAAAAATTAGGTATGATAAAGAAATTTTAAAAAAAATAAATTTATTTGAATGTACACCAGAGATGGAAATATCAGATTTAATTACTTCTTTAACGATAGGGAAAAAAGTAAATATAATTACGTCAGATGGAAAAGAAATAAAAACGTTTCCTAAAAAAAATAAATTAACATGGTTAGCAAAGTATGATGATTATGCTTCTATGGGTATTTTATCTCAAAGAATCTTGGAAAATTTAAATGAAACCGATATTTCATGTAAATCTATTATCGGAGCAACTGAAACAGATAATCCATTAATTCATATTTCTCTTGCAAAACCAAAAAATCATGATTTAGGTATCATGTTTTCATATCCTGACATGATATCGGAATTATCTGAATTTAATAATAAAGTAATATATACTGGCGTTGATACAACAGGAGGTATTCCAAACTTCGCAAATAATTGTAATCTGGCTGATTATATATTAACCCCATCAAATCGTTCAAAAGAAAGAATGATTAAATTAGGAGTTAAAAAACCGATATACGTATTTCCACATGGAATTGACCCAGAAAAGTTTAAATACACCCCTAGAATTAAAGGAGAAAAGTTTAAATTCTTATATGTTGGCGAATGTTCAGACAGAAAGGGAATTTTTCAATTGTTAGAAGCGTTTACCAAGTTATATGGAACAAATGAGAATGTTGAATTACATTTGAAATCAAATGATGGGATGGTCTTCTATGATGGAGAAAGGGTAAAAGAATACGTTGATAAATATAAAAATATATTCTGGCATGTTAGTAATGAAGGGCATAATAAAGTTTTAGAATTATATAAGGAATGTCATGTGTATGTTTATCCATCAAGAGCTGATACTTTTGGAATGACAGTGCTTGAAGCCATGGCTTGTGGATTACCAGTAATAACAACATCTGAGCCGGGTGTATGCGAGTTAATAAAAGGAAAATATTATGAAATTCCTTATAAATTAGTTCCTGTAAAAAATCACCCATGGATGTTAGGAGAATGGGCTGAGCCGGAAATTAACACATTAACTAATTGCATGATGGCGTTATATGAAAGTTATGATAAAACGATTGAAACTGGATACTTAAAAGAATTTTCAGATTTTGTGAGAACAAATTATTCATGGAAAAAGATAGTTAATGAATTTGAAACAAACGTTTTACCGAATTTAATTAAAAAACCAAAGATAATTACATTATTAACATCATTTAATAGACCTCATCATATTAAAAATGTAATAAATTCGTTAAAAGACATTAAAAATGAAAATTATATAAATGATGTTTATATTGTTGAGAACTCAAATCCTGAAATGAAGGAAGAAATATTAAAAGTTATTAACGAAAATATTGATGATAGGTTTACGGTGTATAATTCTGACTTTAATATGGGACAAAGGGGAGCATTATTACAAATGTTAGAAGATGTGAATATTGATGAATATGATTTTATACAATTTACTGACCAAGATAACCTTTTTAATGAACCATTATCTACATATTGTAATATTTTAAATGAAAATCAAGAAATTTTCTTTACAACTGGATATATGAGTAAAGAGCATGAAGAACTTGGTTGGAGAAATACACGATTTGGAAATTTATGTGAAAAACGCTCATTAAGAGCTGGACATATGTTTATGAGAGTAAGAGATTTAAAATCATTATTTCCACTTCATTTAGATGCTCATTATGGTGAATCATATAATTCATCATGGAATGCTGGATTAGATTGGGAATTAAGTTGGTGGAACAAAAATTCGCCAGGAAAAAATAATGATAATAATTTTGTGTTATGTGTACCTGGCGGCGTTTTACACGTTGGCGTTGATAGTACTATATATAATTGGGACGTAAATGCTTGCGAATATCCATTAGAAGAATTAACTAAATTAAGAGAGAATCCAAATGCCTAATATTTATATAAAACGGTAAAACAATGGAATTTTTTATAAGACAAGGAGCATCGGAGCCGATATTAAAACTAAGGCTAATAGATGATGGAAAAAATGATAAATCATCATTTAATGATTTTCTTGAAAATTCTGATATAACATTTGATATGTTTAATATGGAAACAGAAGAGGCTGAAATATTAAGTTCTCCTTGTTCAATCACAACTAGAGATAAAAAATATAATCAAACTACTGATGAATATTATATTGTACATAGATTTACTGAAGCTCAGACAGCAAAAATTGGTAAATATGAGGGTAAAGTTACTGTTCAATTTTTAGATACTAATTTAGTCCCGACAACTAAGTTAATTTTACCTGTAAAAGAAAAATTATTCATCACTATTTTTTAATTTAATTATTTTTTCGTATATTTTAGACATTAAGACTAACTACGGTTTAGGCCGTAAGCTAATATGTTAAACTAAAATATATAATTATGGTAAAAGAAGTAATTTCCCAAGAAGTTATAGAAAGCTTCTTAAATGGTGCAGACCCAGAGCAATACATTGTTGGTATCGAGTACGATTACCGAACTAATAAAATTTTCAAAATCATACAGGACCCTGAAAAGGGTAAAATAATAAAATCGGATACATTTACACCGTTTTTATGGGTAGGTGACCTTACATCTTTAAATTTTTATAAAGGTGATAAGGAAGAACAGAGAAGAAAGATGAGTGAACATGGTATTCTAATTGAAAAATTAGAAACACATGGCAATAAGAGACTTATGGAAGGAATGCCTTTCATGGTTAAATCAATAAAAAGTTATACTCATCTTATTAGTTTTTTTAAAGAGGGTGGATTAGACCCATGGAGTGAAAAATATAAAAAAAACTTTACTGTTTTAACGCCAGCAGAACAATATTTGGTTCAAAAAAAGAAACGTCTATTTAAAGGGCTTGAGGATTATCAGGATGTGTACCGATTTGTGTTTGATATTGAAACCACTGGTTTAAATCCTGAAACTGATGAGATTATTCTTATTGGTGTTAAAGATAATCGTGGTTTACAAAAAACAATCAGTGCTCTTGGTGAAAATGGAGAAGAGGAGTGTATTGAAGAATTTTTTAATATTATAAAAAAATTAAAACCTACAATAATTGGTGGATATAACTCAGCATCATTTGACTGGCCGTTTATCCTAAAAAGAGCCGAAATTTTGGGAATAGATGTCCAAGAATTCACAAAAATTTTTACCTCTACTGGTATTAAGAGAAAAGATGGAACATTAAAACTAGCAAATGAAGTTGAATCATATAACCAATATGTTATATGGGGATTTAATATAATTGATGTTGCACATGCGGTTCGTAGAGCGCAAGCAATTAATTCAGAAATAAAATCTTGGGGATTAAAATATATTACTCAATTTTTGGAAAAAGAAAAGCCAAATCGAGTTTATGTTGATGGGGCATATATTTCTAAAATATATCTTGCAAATGAAGATTATTATTTAAATCCTCAAACAGGTAGATATAAAAAGGTTGGAGACCCTGGAACTGAAAATCTTTTAGAAAGATTTCCTGGCCGATATGAAACATGGAATGGTAGTAAAATTGTAGAACAATATCTTGATGATGATTTATATGAAACCATGGTGGTTGACGACTCATTTAGTCAATCTACATTCTTACTTTCTAAATTAGTTCCTACAACATATGAAAGAGTTGCCACAATGGGAACAGCTACATTGTGGAAAATTATAATGTTAGCATGGTCATATGAGAATAAACTAGCAATACCACTAAAAGATACTAAAAGAAAATTTGTAGGGGGATTATCAAGGTTATTAAGGGTTGGATTTTCTAAAGGAATTATTAAATTTGACTTTTCATCGTTATATCCATCATTCATGATTGAAAATGATGTGTTTCCAGATTGTGATGTTATGGATGTACAAAAATCTATGTTAATTTATTTCCTTGCTATTCGTCTTGTAAGTAAACGTCTTAAAGAGTTTTATGAAAAAACTGACCCAGTTTTATCTGAGATGCACGATAGAAAACAATTACCGTTAAAGATTTTTATTAATGCTTATTTCGGTTCATTATCCGCTCCGCAAATATTTCCATGGGGAGACATGAATAAAGGTGAAATGACTACTTGCGGAGGTAGGCAATGTCTTCGTATGATGATTATGTTCTTTGTAAAGAAAGGATATGTTCCATTAGTTATGGATACTGACGGTGTTAATTTTTCACTTCCTGATGATATTGAATCTCATACCTATATTGGTAAAGGATTAAACTCTTTGGTTGAAGCAGGAAAAGAATATAAGGGGGCTAAGGCTGATACAGCTGAGTTTAATGATATATTCATGAGAGGTACGATGGGATTAGATATTGACTACGAAGCACCGGCTAGTATTAATCTTTCAAGGAAGAATTATATTATTAAAATAATTAAAAAAGGTAAAGAAAAAATAAAATTAACCGGTAATACCATTAAATCTAAAAAATTACAACAATATGTTGTCGAGTTCTTGGATGAAGGATTAAAACATCTTTTAAACGGAGATGGATTACAATTTCTTGAATTATATTACAAATATATTGAAATGATATATAATAAAGAGATACCATTAGTTAAGATGGCAAATAAAGCTCGTGTAAAACAATCGGTAGAAGATTATAAGAAACATATTAAAAAGACAACAAAGTCAGGAGCATTAATGTCACGTCAAGCTCATATGGAGTTAATTATCCAAAACAATTATAAAGCGGTTTTAGGTGAAACAATTTATTATGTTAATAATGGTGACAAAAAAGGTGATGGTGATGTTAAAAAAGTTGTTTCATTTAAAGAAAAATGGACAACAAAACAATTAAAAGAATATAAATTAACTAATGGAAAAATACCGCCACATGATACTTCTGTTAAAATTATGTGTTATATGATTCCTGAATCTGAAATACAAAATAACCCTAACATGGTGGGTGATTATAACGTTGCAAAATATTTAAGTACATTTAATAGCCGGGTAGAACCATTGTTAGTTGTTTTTCATCCTGATATTCGTGATGAAATATTGATTGAAGACCCCGCAAAAAGGCCGTATTTTACAAAACTTCAATGCGAGCTAGATAGCGGACATCCAATAAAAGAAGACGGACAAGATAACTATGACGATGTTATGACATTATCTGAAGGAGAAGTTGAATTTTGGAATAGAGTTCAACGTGACCCATTTTATATGTATCCTCCCGGTACATTAGAATTAGTAGACCAAAAATGGGTGGAACATAATAGAAAAGTTCTTTCTTTAAAAGAAAAAAGTTCTATTGATAATGAGGATGAAATTATTGAAAATGATAATAATGACTACGCATTTCACGTAACCAACATTTAATTAAATTGCCTGAAATGGTGATTGGAATGGTCTCATTTTTAATGCTCTATTAAGATATTCCGCTTCATTAGCTTTTCTTTCAAGAAGTTTATCGGGGCGGAGTCTTTCTAATCTTGCCATTAATTCTTCAACTAATTTCATTTTTTCATCTCTACCTTCAGTAAGTAATGATTGATAATCTAATTTTGCTTGAGCTTCTGGCGCACCTAATTCTCCTGAAAATTTACCCCAAATTCTTGCTAATCCTTCTTTTGAATAGCCAATAAGATATTTCCTTACCCAATTTCTAGCTGGATTATTAATTTTATCCCAAGTTAATTGTTCAGTTTCAACATCTGATGGTAATTTTACAACATCTTTATTTTTATCTAAACATGTTTCTCTATCTTCTGTCTCATAATACCAATACCATACCCTATTTCTATTATTTTGAATAGAACCGAAGTCAAATCTACCGCCAGGAACGTTAGATAAATGGACATTTTTAGTTCCATTTGGACCGGCTGTTATTCTGTATGTTAATTCTCCACCAATTAATCTATTTTTTATGTTTCTATCTTGCATTCTTAAAAGTAAGTCAAATGCTGGCAACATAAAATAAGAACCAGCTGAACCTTGTTGTGCAAAACCACCGACACCGCCAAACCCAACACCGCCAAGCCCACCAAATCCGCCTAAAAATGGGTCAATAATAGAATCGGTTAATTCTGCTCGTGTAAACCATAAAAGTTCATTAATTTCTCTACCGGCTGGTATTAAATAATTTTGTGTATTTGCTGATAAATCAAAATATGATTTTTTTAATTCACTTGGTCCACCTGCTTGTAATCCAACGATTTTAGAATAAGAATATGTAAATTGTGTTTCATAATCTACACTTCTTGTTGTAAATGCTCGTGCTAGCGATTGAGTATCAACATCTATACCTATTAATGCGGACCATTGGGATTCAATAAGCCAGTCACTAACATATTGTTCATATTCCGAAAGCGATAATTCTAAAAATGTATCCATTTGTTCTTCAGTTAATTCAATTCCTCTAACTGGCGCACCTAATAAATGTAAAACTTGGGTATATAATTTTTCTTTTTCTGGTTCTGATATAATAGTTGTTGTTGACATACTTGTTTTTTTATATAAATATCCTTATATTTAACTTTATAATGGAAAATATGAATAAGTTAAACGAATTGCTATTAATCTGTTCAAAGAACAAAATAGAATTTATATATCAGACTGAAGGAAAGGAAAATACGGTGACTTTTCATCCAACAATTCCTAGACTTGAAGTTAATATTGGTGATTATGAAGATGAATTTTTAGATAAACTATTATCTGATAGAATTAAAGAATTAAAGAATCTCTTTAAGTAAAGCGTCTGCAAATCCTTCAGAGTATTCACCATCCCCTAGAACTTGGTCGATTATTGCCTTCTTTCTTTGAAGAATATTATAAACAATCTGTTCAATAGTATTTTCAAATACAGGATAATAAACAAGAACTGAATTTTTTTGCCCAATTCTCATTGCTCTATCTTCGGCTTGAGAGTGGTCCGAAGGAACAAATGATAAGTCATTCATTATAACACCCTCAGCTGATGTTAGATTAATTCCGACACCACCGGCTTTAATATTTGCAATAAAAACCTTTATTTTACTATCGTTTTGGAATTTATTAATACTAATTTCTCTTTTATCTTGAGACATTCTGCCATCAAGAACTACTGAATTTTTTTTATATTTTTCATGTATCATATCAAGACTCATGGTAAAATTCGTAAAAACAATTACCTTTTTATCTTGTTCAATAAATTTATCAATTAATTCACAAGTATATGGAACTTTTTCATATGCAATTACCTGTCTTACTTTCATAAGACGATTTAATGTAATACTAATAGATTCTTTTTTCTTGCTATCTTTAGTTATTCTCATAAATTCCTCAAGTTCCTCATCATAGTAGGTACTTTTCAAATCTAAAAAAATTGGAGTAATGATTTTATCTGGTAAGTCTAATACATCTGTTTTTAATCTTCTTAAAACAATATTTTTTGTTCTTTCTCTTAATTCATCAAGATTGGTTGCGCCTTTAGTACTCCATATTTTTCTACCTTCAACTCTGAATTGGAATCCGCCACAATATCTTTTAACATATCCTTGCCAATTTAATGTTAATGGAGAACCAACAATTCTTAATAAGTTATAATAATTAATTGGTCTTGATGTCATTGGAGTTCCTGTCAATAACCATACTTTAGGAATGGTTTTAATAATGTCGTTAATTAACTTGGTGCGCTTAGCTTCGGTATTAGAAACGTTATGAGCTTCATCTATAATTGCTAAGTCAAATTTTTCGTTTACAATTAATTTATACGCTTCGCTTTCTTCAGACTTATCATTTGTATGGTAATTTTTTAATATATCATAATTTATAATATAATAGTCAAATGTTGACCCCCATTTTCTACCTTCAACAATTAATATTCTTTTATTAGTATAAATTTGTATTTCTTTTTCCCAATTTTTTTTCAAAGTCGCTGTGCAAACGATTAAAACTTTCTTAACATTACTTTCTAGCGACGCAATAACCGCACTGGTCGTTTTTCCGAGTCCCATGTCATCAGCGAGTATATATTTATCATTTGCTAGTAATCTCTCAATGGCGACCTTCTGGTGAGTCATAGGAGGTCTAATATCATAAGGCGAATAATCCACCTCGCGATTTAATTTTTTTTCTTCTTGAATAATTGAAGTTTTTGGTATCCACATAGTATAAAGTTTCTCATTTTCAGTAACTTTACCCCATATATGATATGCTTTATCACTTTCACACAGTAATTTTTCACACCAAATTTTTTCAACTGGTTTAACAAGATGTTTGGTTTCCATTAACTTTTCGCCAAAGTTTGTATCGATATTAATATATTTTCTTGCAACCCTTGGCACAGTTTCATGATGTTTTAAAACGTACTCTGATTGCGTGCGAGTAAGTTGGAAATTTTTGATTGTTGTAAATCTTCTTTTCCAATCTAATAACTGATTATTAAACCCATTATAGTTTAATAAGATATTCCTTGCTTCTATTTCTGGAATTTTACCTGGCATATAATTTAAATATACGAAAATTGAATCAATAAATAAACTATTTATATACATGAAGAACAAACTGCCTATAACGAGATTATCTAAATTTTTTTCCGAAACTGATTATGATTTAAATATTAGTATGGGAATGGAATTTTTACATGGGGATATTAATATGAAATTAGTTCTTTTCCGTGTTGATAGACAAAAAACTGATACAGATGACGTTTATAGTGAGGTTGGAAAAGATGGAATTAAATTTTTATCGCCGGTAGAATTTAATGCCATGGTTAGAATAAATGAACCAGATAATAAAACATATAAACAAGGATTAGCAAAGTATTTGGAGCCAGGAAATTTAATGTTTTATGTTTATATAAAACATTTAGAAGAATTAAAGATAGATATAAAATATGGGGATTATATTGGTTATGCCGAAACTGAAGAAAGAATAAGATATTATACTGTTGTTAACGAAGGTAAAGTAATATCTGACAATAAACATAGTATGTTTGGTTTTAAACCATATTATAGAACTGTTGTTTGCGTTCCTGCACAAGAAACAGAATTTAGAGGAGTTTAATATGAAAGTGCTTATAAACGAAAAACAACTTAAATTAATAACTGAGCAAGAAGGGCTTGGCGAATTTTTTGCTACAATTGCAGAAACATATCCCGATTCAGTATATATGTTACCATATTTAAAAAATTTTATAGAGAAATCAGGATGTGAAAGAATTAGTTTTGATACTTTTAGTTATCCGGCTGCGGGAGTATCATTAGCTGATAGATTAGTTCTTAATACTTTAATTCTAAAACATTATAATTTTAAAACATTTCTTTATGTTTTATTTCATGAAACAGCACATCAATATCAATTTAAAAAATATGGAATTGAAAAAATGAATGAAATGTATAATGCTGATATTAATATTGATGATTGTGCTAAATTTATGATGTATTTAGAAAATGTTGCTGATGAATTTTCAATTAGAAAAATAAGAGAAGTTGAAAATAAATTTAATGATGATACATCAAAAAAATTATTATTTTCTAGGATGCCGATAACAAAACAATATGAACATGCAACATTAGATGATTTTAAAAAATTAATTGAAATGTATATTCAAAAAATAAAAGAAGCTGGAGTTACCGATGAGGTTGATATTGCTGAAATTCTATATAATCACGTTAAAAACGGAAAATAATGTCAATTCCAAAAAGAAAAAATAATATTAATGTATATCCTCAAAGTGAACTAACCGAGAGAAGAAAAGAATTATTAGAAAGAATAACTAAATCTGATACCTTTTTACCTGACCCAATTTTTCATGATGACCTTGATATGGGTATGCTTGAATTTGTAAGAGAAAATTTTAAAATTATCTCGGATGGTGAACAAATACCAATATATAAAAGATTATTAACAATCCAAAGATGGGGTGAATTTTCTAATAACTGGGAATTTGCGGATGAGGATGGTAACCAAAAATTACCATTTATTGTTGTAGTAAGAAAACCTGAAGGACAACCCGGAACTAATCCATCTTTACAAAGAACAATACCAGATAGAAGACAAATTTTTTATGCTTCAGTTCCGACATGGAACGGGACACAAGTTGGAGTGGATATCTATAAAATTCCGCAACCAGTTGCAATTGATTTAACATTTGATGTAAGTATTATTTGTACAAAATTTAGGGACGTAAATGAATTTAATAAAATAGTTTTACAAAAGTTTACATCTCGTCAATCATATACAACAATTAAAGGTAGTTATATTCCAATTATTTTAGACACAATTACCGATGCCACGCCAATGGATACAATGGATGGTAGAAGGTTTTATATTCAAAATTATACATTTACAATGCTAGGAATATTAATTGATGATGAAGAGTTTGAAGTTAAACCAGCAATAAATAGATTATTACTAATGACCGAGTTTATTCAGTCAAATAACTATAATAAAAAATATGTTGATGTAGGAATAGAGTTAACTGTTAGTCAATTTACAGCAATTAGTGGTCAGACAATTTTTAATGTTGGGGAAGTAATGGATGTTTTAATCTTAGTTACTGTAAATAATATTGTACAAGAACTTGGCACCGATTATTATCATGTTGCAACAACATCAAGAATTACATTTGCTAGCGGATTATCTCAAAATGACGTGGTTTTAATTACATATTTTAAAAGTAAAGACCAAAAATTTACAGATGAGTCTGGAAAAGAATTAAATGTTTTCACTGAATCTTTTAGTTGTAGTGGACAATCACAAGTTTATCAAACAATTAAACCAATTAAGAATTTAATATGTTTAGATATTGATAAACAAGTTAAAGATGAAGTATTTGATTATAATATTACCGATATAAAGGAATTTATACTTACAGCAATACCAGCATCAGGCTCGACAATCAGCGTTCTTTATTTATATTAATTGTCACCGTAAATGTCCTTCTTTTTAGGTTTACATGCGTCGTCAATCCATTTTTGAATTACCCTATAAATTTTAAGGCCGTTTTTTTCGCAATATTCCTTTAACATTTGATGATGTTTCTCGCTTATTTTAATATTTTTTTGAGAGTTTTCCATATAAAATAAATATAGATAAAAAATGATAAATTACTATCTATTACTATCTTTTATTAAAAAAGCGGTGCAATCTTTCATGAAATCAAAGATATTTATAAACAAAGTAATAAATTAATTAACAAAATATTTAAAAAATGGCAGATTCAAACAAAGTTTTCGTATCAGCTGGTGTTTACACATCAGAAAAAGATTTAACATTTGTTGCACAAAGTGTTGGAGTAAGTGCATTGGGATTAGTGGGTGAAACATTAAAAGGCCCCGCTTTTGAACCAATTTTAGTAAAAGATTTTGATGTATTTAAGTCATATTTTGGCGGAACATCACCATTAAAAGATGGTAATGGAAATCCTAAGTATGAATTACCATATGTAGCAAAGTCTTATCTTGATGAATCAAATCAATTATTTGTAACAAGAATTCTTGGTTTAACAGGATATAAACCATATAAAACATATGGAATACAAACAGTTGGTGGAATGTCTCTTGGGACATATTCTGGTTTAACAACTGGAACTACATCTGCAACAACTGCAACAATAACAGGTAGTACATTTTATAGTACATTATCTGGAATTACATCATATGATGGACAATCAATAACAAATTATATAGTTGCTAATTATAGCGGTAATACATCTGCAAATCATGGACAATGGTTTGTAATTGGATTACCCGTTTCTTCTGGAACAACTGGATTAACAACAGGATTAGAAGTATTATCACCTTTAACAGGTTTGTATAATACTACTAATAATAATAAAAAAGAATGGTATAATGTTGTAACTGATGGAACAAGTAAGGTATATTCATATCTTTTTGTTTATAACAGTGGTACAAGTAGATTTGAAACAACTCAATATACATATAATGCAACTGTACAATCTCTTTATAATAATGTAGTAGTTGCGGCTTTAAGGTCAAGAGGTTCATATGCTGGACAAACTTTAAATCTTGAAGTAACAGGAAATACAAGTTTTGTGGTTAATGGAAGTACTTTAGGTACAAATCCTTTAGCTGAATTTACAATTAATGTATCAGGAGCAACAAGCGGAGCAAAATTATTTACATGTAGTTTAGATACAACATCTTCAAAATACATTACTAAAGTATTAGGAACTGAGGTATATGATAAACTAAAAACAGATGTTCCACTTTATGCATATGAAGTTTATCCAAATTATCTGAAATCAGCATATGAACAAGGTTATGTAAGAGGATTAAGTCTTACTGAATTATATAATACTGAAGGTAATTCATTCTTAACAGAATGGGATACACCAGCATCACCAACAGTTGTATCTGAAGTACGTGGTGGTGTGGTTGCTGATTTATTTGACATTATTTCTGTTTCTGATGGAGATGGAGCAAATACTGAAGTAAAAGTTTCATTTATTAATATTGATATTGAAACATTAGAATTTGATGTTTTGGTTAGAGATTTTAATGATACAGACGATAATCAAGTTGTTCTTGAAAAATATACAAGATGTTCAATGAACCCTGATTTGCCAGGTTATATAGCAAAGAAAATTGGTACATCTGATACAGAATATGAATTACGTTCAAGATATATTATGTTAAATATGGCTGATTCACATCCAACTGATGCATTTCCTGCAGGATTTAAAGGATTTGTTAATCACACATCTTTTGGTTCAACAGGAACTCTTGGAGCTGTAAGATATAAAACAGAATTTTATACAGCTGGAGATACAACAGGATATTCTGCTGATGGAACACCAATTTTTTCATCTGGAGATAAAGTTAAAAAAATATCTTTTGGACTTTCTTCTCAAATTGGAATTGATAGTGATTTATTTAGATTTAAAGGAACATCCGCAGCTGGAACAACTAAAGGTTTCCACTTATCAACAAACGCATCAACAATCACTGGAACAACATTTGAAACTACGCCTTTTGATTTAGAAGGACAAACAGGCGTAGATAATGTTTTAACAAATATTTCATATCGTAAATTTACTTTAGCGGTATGTGGCGGATTTGATGGTTGGGATATCTACAGAAATGTAAGAACCTACGGTGATGGGTATATATATGGAAAGAAAACATATGTAAGTGGACATACAACTAATGGTGGTGTGTTTAGTACAACAGTTGGAAATTCAGATTATTACGCATTTACAAAAGGTATCGACACATTCGCGAATCCTGAAGCTGTAAATATAAATATATTTGCAACTCCTGGTATTAACTTTTATGACCACAGTTCTCTAACATCATACGCAATTGATATGATTGAAGATGATAGAGCAGATTCATTGTATATAATTGGAGCACCTAATTATAGTACAGCTGATGAGGTTGTAGACGCAGTTGATACAATCGGTTTGGATTCAAACTATTCAGCAACATACTGGCCTTGGATTCAAGTAAAAGATGCAGACAATGCAACTCAATTATTTATTCCTCCTACTGGTGAAGTTGTTAGAAATATAGCTCTTACTGATAATGTATCATATCCTTGGTACGCAGTTGCTGGATATTCAAGAGGTTTAGTAAAATCAATTAAAGCAACTAAGAAATTAACACTTGATGAAAGAGATATATTATATAAAAATAGAATTAATCCAATTGCAACTTTCTCTGATACCGGAACAATAATTTGGGGAAATAAAACACTTCAGGTTAGAGAATCGGCATTAGATAGAATTAATGTAAGAAGATTATTATTGAGAGCAAGAAAATTAATTTCAGCTGTTTCAGTAAGATTAGTATTTGAACAGGATGATGGACAAGTTCGTAATGAGTTCTTGAGGTTAACTAATCCAATTCTAGAATCAATAAAAAGAGAAAGAGGTTTATATGATTTCCGTGTAACAGTATCTAGCGATGTTGAAGACCTTGATGCTAATACAATGAGAGGTAAAATTTATTTAAAACCAACACGTTCACTAGAATTTATTGATATTGAATTTATAATTACCCCAACGGGAGCATCATTTGATAATGTATAAAACGAAAATTTACCCAGTAATATGACTAGTATTATATATTTAAATTATTTAGTTTCTAGGGCCAGTATTAAAATTACTGGCGCTAGAACTAGTATTTTATTTAATATTAATAAAGAACTAGAAAAAAGAATACTAGAAAAAAGAATACTAGAAGAAAGAAAAACTGGAAGAAAAAATACTAGAAATTTTGCTAGTAATAAAAAACGAAAAATTTTTCAAAAAAACAAGTGTTCAACAAAAAAAATTTTTTTGAATTTTCGAAATACTATATTTATTAAGTAACAGAATAAAATAAAAATTAAAAAAACTAAAAATGGCAGACTTATTAATGAAAATGCCGGCTCCATATGAGCCACTAAGAGTTAACCGATTTATATTAAGGTTTCCTAGTTCATTAGGAATTAACGAATGGTTTGTAGCATCAGCTGCAAGACCTAGTGTTAAAGTAAACTCAGTTGAAATCCCCTTTTTAAATACTTCAACATTTGTTGCTGGTAGATTTAACTGGAACGAAATAAGGGTAAAATTTAAAGACCCAATTGGACCCTCAGCATCTCAAGCATTAATGGAATGGTTTCGTTTATGTTGCGAATCAGTTACCGGTAGAATGGGTTACGCCGCAGGATATAAGAAAGATATTGATTTAGAAATGCTAGACCCAACTGGTGTTGTAGTACAAAAATGGACGCTAGTAGGAACATTTATGTTAGATTTAAATGGAAATGAATTAGATTACAACAATGATGCTTTAGCAACTCTTGATGTAACTCTGAGAATGGATAGATGTATTTTAATATACTAGGTTTATTTTTTTATATTATTATAGATAAAGGTCTCCCAACAAGAGACCTTTACTTTTTTAAATAGATTTTGTAAATTGATATAGTTATAAGAAAATATTAATTTATGGAAGAATTTAAAATTGACCCAACCATACAATATGATGTGGTTGAATTACCTTCAATGGGTATACAATATGCAAATAAAAAGAAATCATTAAGAGTTTCATATTTAGACGCTACAGATGAAAATATATTATCTGCACAAAATTTAATTCAAAATAACACAGTTATTGATGAATTATTAAAAAGAAAAATATTAGACAAGGATTTTAGTGTCGAAGACATGGCAGATGAGGATAGACACGCTGTTTTAATATTTTTAAGAAGTACCGCATGGGGACCTGAATATAAATTCTTCCTCATTGACCCAAAAACTAGTAAGGAATTTACTGAATCATTTGATTTAAGTGAAATTTCATTTAAAGAATTTAAACTTATTGCCGATTCTAACGGAGAATTTCCATATACAATGGAAAAATCTAAAGTTAAAATTACATTTAATTTTTTAACAAAGAAGCAAGAAAAAACACTTGAGGAAATTGAAAAAAGTTGGAATGGTATTGGAGTTGCTCCAATTGTTACTAAACGCCTTGAAATGATGATTAAATCAATAGAAGGTAATAGAGATATGATGAATATTCATCATTTTGTTGAAAAATTACCAATAAAGGATTCTCAAGATTTTAGAAAATACGCTAGAGAGAACAAACCAGGAATTGATTTAAAAAGAGAAGTAAAAACCCCGTCAGGAGACACCATTCAAGTTGAGATTGGGTTCGGGGTAGAATTTTTTCGCCCTTTCTATGGATTATAAGAAAGGACAGTTAGATGAAATTTTATTTTTAATTAAAAGAGGATTTGCATATAGGGATATTCTATTAATGCCTATTTCTATTAGAAGATATTATGTGAATTATATATACGGGTTAGAAAATACACCTGCTTAATATTTATCAATATGGCAAGACCAAATGTAAGAGATTTTTTAAGAGGAGCTAGAAGTATTGATGAGGCAAATAATGCGTTTAAATTAGCATTATCAAATGCTATTCCTCCTGAGCCAGGACCAACGTCTAATGAAAGTTTAATAATTGTTCAACATTTTAATAAATCCAATACACAAAACCCTATTGGTGGTGTTGTTGGATTCTTAGCCGAAATAGCAGGAACTCAAGAACAAAAGGGAGCAATGCCAGGAATTACTTCAGAGTATAAAAAAATGCAAGAAGTTATTGGTGGATTAGTTGATAGTACAGGAAAATTTAAAAGTGCTGGGGAAATAGCTTTATCTTTATTAAATGCTGGCGCTAGTCAATTACTTTTTGCATATGAACAACAAACGGAATTACTTGGTATTATTAACAAACAAGCTGGATTAACAGGACAATTTTCAAAAGATGTCAGGGAAGAACTTACAGAAGCTAATCCACCACTATTAAGAATTGGAATAGGATTTGCGGATTTAGCAAACGCTGCTAAATCATTGGTAGAAAATACAGGAAAATTCCTTACTATGAATGCTGATTCATGGTATAAAGCCGGAGAAAGCGCCTCAGCATATGTTGGAACATTACAACAAATGATTGAGATGTATCCTGAATTTCAAAAAATAGGTATTGGAGCGGGAGATGTTGCAAAACAAATTAACATTGTTGGAGGGAAATCAATTTCATTAGGATTACAAGCACAAAATACAGTAAAAGTATTAAGAGATAATCTTACAAAGTTAAATGAATTCGGATTTAAAAACGGTGTTCAAGGAATGGCCGATATGGTTAGAAAATCCACCGAATTTAGAATGAATTTAGAATCGGTTTATACAATTGCAAATAAGGTTATGGACCCAGAAGGTGCAATTGATATGGCAGCAAATCTACAAGCAATTGGCGGAGCAATTGGGGATTTTAATGACCCATTAAAATTAATGTACATGGCAACAAATAATGTTGAAGGATTACAAGATGCATTAATTGGAGCCACACAATCACTTGCAACATATAATGAAGAACAAGGTAGATTTGAAATTACTGGCGTTAATTTAAGAAAAGCTAAAGCGATGGCCGAAACAATGGGCGTTGCATATGGCGAATTAGCAAATGGTATTATTGCAAATGCTGAAAGAACATCCGCAGCCACTGAATTATTATCAAGAGGATTAAATTTAAAACCAGAACAACAAGAATTTATTACTAATTTATCTCAAATGAAAGACGGTAAAATGCAGATTGAGCTTAATAGTAATAAAATAAAAGAAGCATTAGGTGTCGGAAGAGAAACTAAAGAAATTGCATTATCAGAATTAACACAAAAACAAGCAAATGCTCTTTTAGAATATCAAACAGAATTAACGAAAAAAACACCGCAAGAAATTGTTGAAACACAAGCAACCCATGTTGAAAATATCATGAGGGATGTAAACTATCTTTTAGCAATTGCTAGAAATGAAGCTAGTAAAGCCACAAGAGATTTAGTTGATTTTATGGGATATAATCCAAAGGAAGTCCAAGATGCAATGAAAGAAATTACAAGTAATCTAGGAAATAAAATGAAAGGCACTGGCGAAAATTTATTTACTGGAAATAAAAATATTAATACTCAACAAAGTGTAAATTCTGAACCAATTAAAAATGAAACTAATACAGAAAATATAAATAATAAAGAAAAAGTAAATCCAGTGCCAGGCGAACAAGGATATGATAGAAAGATATCAATGAATGTAAATCATACATTTAATAGTAATTCTGCAATATTAGATGAAATGACAAGATATATGTATAAACTACCTGATGCTTGGACTAATCTTATTCCAGATTCAAAGGAATATACATCACCAGCACAAAAATAAAATTGAAAATTCTCTATTTATAGTAAACAAGTATAAATGTCAAGCAAATTAGATTTTGATTCAAGTAGAAATGGTTTAAGTATTCCAGGTTCTAAACAAGGATTCAGAGATTTTCTGATTGCTAGAACATTAAATCGCCCAAATGGCCCGCAAACATTTACAAGTGCTAATTATCAAATTCAAGGAACTGCAGATTTTTCAAATACCGACCCTGGTGATGTTGTAAATAGTATATATGACACCAGAGCAGCTGAATTATTATACCCACAAACATCTAATATATATAAACCAGTAAATTATTTTATAGTTGAAAATTTAAACACAATACCAAGACGTGCAAATTTAAATTTATATCCATATTTTGTAAAACAAGATTACAATATGGTTGGTATAATGTTAAATGAAAATTATGAAACAGAATCAGAATTAATGAAATTCGCCGCATACAACATGCGGAACAATAAACAAGGACCAGTTTATTCAAGAATTCAACAAAATTTTGAAGCAAATACATTAGGAAGACTTAGATTTTTAGACGCTCTTAATGGAAATACTACTACTGCAATTAACATTGTTACAGGTAGAGAACCATTAGTTGAAAAAAATTATCATATTACTGTACAAAAATCAATAGCATTAAAAGGGGTTGATTTTTTACAAACAGTTGCCGGGTTACAAATGCCTTTTAGTGAAATTCCTGGCGATTATCTAACTGACCCAAGAAACCCTATTAACAATCGTCCAACGGCAACAACTGAAACTGGAGCAATTTTACAGGATGTTTCAGGATTATTAGGTTCATTAGTTGGTATTCAAAGAAGACCTAAGTTAACAAGAAAACCATCTGATTTAATGATTGAGTATATGGGTAATGGTCAGAAAGCAATATTATTTGATTTACTATCATATTCAACATACGCACCAAATTATACAACAACAGCAAGGTCACAACAATCATCAAAACTATTCAGTTATGTAGATAAAGCGGCTCAGGGGGCTAGAGAATTCTTAGGAATGGAAGCCCCAGAAGGTAAAGCATATATCGGTGATGATAGAGGAAATGATATGAAATATACCACCAACGACTTTAATGATAATATAATAAGAAGTAGTTATTATTTAAGTTTAATGTTCGACCCAATCCAATCACTGTTATTCGAAAAAAGAAGAAATATTGGTGACGGGGGTGGTATTGGTGGAAAATTAACGTGGATTAGTAAAAACTCAAAGAATAAGTTATATGAAACTGAAAAAACAATTCATGTAACAAGTTTTGATGGAGACCCAACAACACACACATATAATAGAGAGCAAAATCAGGGAGAAATTGACGAATCACTTTCTACTGGACACGCATTTAGAGATAATTCAATTTTAAGTAGAACTCAATTACTTTTAGATTCAATGCCAAAAGATGGTTTAGCTGCTCGTACACATGTCGGTAATATTATAGACCAAACAAGTAGAATTTTTAAAGAAGGTGATGAATTATTATCCAGAGGTTCTGCAATTAAATACGTTGACAAATATAATGAAGAGTCAGGTATGGAGTATTGTAGGGTTTGGACGAAAGATAGAGCATATTTCAACTATGCTGATACTATGAAAAGAACGGAAAATATTCGAAAGTTAGATGATAGCGTTATGGGCGGTCAAAGTAGACCATGGAATATTAACATTGCACCAATGTCCAATGGTAAAAAAACTTTCGATGGTTCAACGAATATTATTCCAAAAACAGCTGGCGGAAGTGATTTTTATGCAAAAAAATATATGTTTTCAATTGAAAACTTAGCATGGAAGACATCTGACACACCTGGATTTACATATAATGACTTACCATATTGCGAAAGAGGTAATAATGGTGGTAGAGTTATGTGGTTTCCTCCATATGATTTAAAAATAAGTGAAAATAACTCAGCTAGGTGGAATGATAACACATTTTTAGGAAGACCTGAACCAGTTTTTACATATCAGGACACATCCAGAACAGCACAGTTATCATTTAAAGTTGTGGTCGACCATCCAAGTGTTTTAAATCTACTAGTTAGAGAACACTTTAAAGATATGACAGATGAAGAATCTGACAATTATATTAATGCATTCTTTGCAGGTTGCGAAGAAATTGATTTTTATTCATTAATAAGAAAATACACATATTTAGAACCAGACGATATTCAATTAATTAAATCATATTTAGAAACAGGTAAAGACCCACAAATTATTCGGCAATATAAAACAAATATTTCTGATGTGGTTACGTCAGCGCCAGATAATAATACAAGTGATGGTTCTAACACACCAACAGTTAGTTTTAATCTTAAATTTGAAAATGATATACCTGGCCCAAATTTAAAAACAACAAAATCTGACAAAACATATAGTGAATTATATGAAGGATATGACTTGACTTCTGTTAAAAACACGTATCAAACTAGGTTAACTAATTCATTAACAAATTTAGCAGCACTTCCACGCACCGACCCACAAATTAAAAATGAAGTAACATGGGTATTTAATAATCCTGAAATAACTATAGATGGCGCAGCGATTTTAGAACAAACAAACAAGTTATCAAGTTATTTTTCTGACGCAAATATAAGTTATAATGGATATGCAGACGATATATCTCGATTAAAAACCGATTTATCTTTAAAAGTAGCAAAAGAAATAACAATAAAAATAGAATCATCTTGTTCTTCATCAAATACCGAAGATTATAATGAAAAATTATCGTTAAGAAGAAGTTATAGTGTAATAAAAGATATTTTTGATAGAATTAACGTTAATGGTAATACACAACCAGAAATATCATGGATTGATGATTTAACTCAAGTTAATAAAAATTCAGAGGAGAATAATAAAACAATTGTTCAAAAGGGGCAACCTATTGTTATAAAAAGAGAATATCCAGTTAAAAGTTTTGGATATGATTATGATGGAAAAGTTATAATTGAAAGTGTAAATTATGGTGAAAATTATTCTGGCTCAAGTTTTCCTGAATATTCAAAAATTTGTACAGGAAAGGAATTTAAAAAAACAGGCGAAGCGGATACATCAGGAACTAGAAATTTAGGAAAATATTCACCAATAGCATTTTATTGCAGGCAAACTAAATTTGATTTAAAATATTTAAAACAACCAGAAACTAAACCAACAGCAACACCCGAGCCAGTAACTACAGTTCAACCAGATGGATTTATTATTATTAATTCTCCTTCAAAGAAACCGATGATTGACCCAATGAAAAGAATAATTATGAAAACACTTGGAGAATGTTATTATTTCAAAAAATTGGAAGAAGATTCGCCATTAGTTTTTAAATCATTAAGAGATAAATTAAAATATTTTCACCCTGGCTTTCATTCAACAACACCTGAAGGATTAAATGCAAGATTAACCTTTATGTTACAGTGTATTAGACCAGGCGATACTATTCCAATAAAAGGACTTTCAGACGCTTCAGATTTAAATGCAAGAAATACATCATTTGGCCCGCCACCTGTTTGTGTTTTAAGAATAGGGGATTTTTATCATTCAAAAATTATAATCCGTGACGTTAACATATCATATGAGGAAGGCGTATGGGATTTAAACCCTGAAGGTATAGGTATTCAACCAATGATAGCAAACGTAAACTGTCAAATTATATTTATTGGCGGTCAAGGTTTATCAAAACCAGTCGAAAGATTACAAAATGCATTATCATCTAATTTCTTTGCAAATACAGAGATGTATGATGAAAGGTCTATATCAACAAGTAATATTGATGGAAAGAAAGCAGAAGAATTTACAAAACAATTCTTAGAATCATTAAATTTACAACAAACAGCTCAACCTAAAAAAGATGAAAATAAAAATGTTAATAAAGTTGCTGAGGGTAAATATATTGGTACGATAGTAAACAGTAATGAATTAAAATACGTGGCAAATATTAATAAAATATTTGAATTAACTAAAAAATACATTCAGGCTTATGAAAAAACTTATAATTTTGTTTATACAAGCTTTGGAACTGATATCTCAACTATGACGCTTTCCCCAACATATAGAGAGATAAATGGATATGATATATATACTTCGACATCGCCTGTTCCTGGTAGAACTATTTCATTATTTGGAATGTCTAAAAAAACAAATGAATTATCAGAGTTAGTAACAGCATTAAAGTCATCGTTAATTGGATATATTGATGGAACTTCAAACACATATTTATGTGAGTTATTAAAATTTGATAAAGAAATGTCTGGGTCAAAATTAGTTGATGCTAATACAATTCTTAAATCACATTTTTTAACAATTATAGGAAACGAATTAAATGTTTTAGTTGATTCTCCAATTTTATCAGATTTAGAAAGTGTAAGAAATGAATTAATTACATGGCTAGATGGCGTTAATTTTGTTGTTAAAAACGCAAAAGATAGTTTTTGTATAGATGAAGGTGAAAA